CTCCCCCAGCCCTGGCGGGGGGCGGAATATAATTGCGCCCTTCTACTGGCCCGCACCGACAGATTCGATGGTTTGGTTTGCTCTGCGGGTGAGCAAGAACTCAGGAGTTGAGTTCAGTCCGAACCATCTCGTTAAGCTAAGACATTACGCTCTGAATTATGTCGAGCCAGACATCCCGATGCTATCTTGGTTAAGAGAGTTCACAACACTTTTGCCATCGCGCTTGCTTCCACAGGTGGATGACGACAGGTTGTTTGAGCTCATACCTCGTAAGCTCGTTGAGGCTGCAAAGCCGTCTGGAAGCGTACCCGTAAACATCCTAAACGGGAACTTTAGCGACGACGATTTCATATCTGTCTTCCCCTTTCGAACTAAGGAGGACCAAAATATACGCCTGGCTCGAGCGTCAACTATCTATAGGCACGCACGCGGACTAGCAAAGCAGTCGGTGTGGCGACACTGGCTGCCTAGGTTAGTCGGCTTGGATTATATCCATGTCTGTAATCTGCTTAACGCCGAGCTAATTCACGGGGACTGGTTGGTCAGGTTTGACTCGGTTGGGGCCTTGAATTCGCTGGACAATTACAACAACATCGCACGCTGGATGAATGCTCGAGCTAAACAGTCTGATGTCCTTGAGTCTACAAGAAGACGGTATGCTGAAGCAGCTGGCTTACTTGGGTATCGGAATCCTCCGATGCCGGGGTTTGACTTTGTGGCCGAAGCTAAAGCTCTTGCAGAAGGCGGGTACGAGCATGGGCTCTATCCCAACCTCTGGTCAGGCGAGTTCAGGCGTATTGTTGAAGACCTGTTTGGTCCTGCGAATCCGGAGCCAACTCCCTACCTTAGTCTGGAGGACTTCATCGCCAGCGATCTAGCTAACACAAGTGGTGCATCGAGCTGGGGAAAAGTCGAATGGGAGTTTGAAGGAGAACAGGGCAAGTTTAAAGCACGCAAAAACTTCTTGCTGGATCTGGCTACACCTAAGGAACTAGCTGAGCGAACTGTTCTTTATTGTGTCAAGCAACGGAACGTGGCATTTGTTAAAAGTGAACTGGCCAAGATGCGGGTTGCAGTCACTGGTGATATCTGGAGTTATTTTGCCTCAGCATGGTTGATATACCTGGCTGGCCATAATTATCTGCGATGGCCTGGGAACACATTGCAGGAAACACCAATCCAGGAGCTGAAGCGGTATCGTGAATTCTTCATTCTGTTACAAAAAGGATGGGGGCTGCCATTCGATTACGATGCTTTTGATCACCAGCCTACAACTGATGAGATGCAGTACCAGACGTACGCTTGGTTCAGGCGGGGAATAGCTAATGTACCGGCCCATGCTCGACCTGAGTTCAACTTAATCCTGCATCGTGTTGTGCACGCTTTTGCTAACTCTGTCATTGTGGCATGGGACAAAGGACATGAGAATGTGTTCGACGTCACTGGAGCATTGCCGTCTGGCATTCGAGGCACATCCGGATTAGGGAATGGATGGAATATGGTCATGTCCGAAGCTGCTGTTCGTGCAGTCAGGACTTTCCTTGCTGACTTCAACAATAAACGTTGGATCCGTGGGGACGATTCAGCTATATTCACAACGGATTATTGGCGAGCACTTCTGATGCGACTAGGATACGACGCTGTGAATGCCAAGGGTAACAACGCAAAATTTGCAATACACGAGGGTCAGACAGAATTCTTGCGTATATGGTTTACCCGGGAGTACAACTACGGATACATAAATCGTGCCCTTCCTGGAATAATGCAACGGAAACCTTGGTCTGATGAACCCTGGTCTGCAGAGGCTGTAGTCACCGCACAGTTTGCCAAACTTGGAGTCCTATCTCGACGTGGTGTGGACACCACCGTTCTAGCTAAAGTTATCGCACAGGACTGGACCCGCATCCGTGGGCTCCCAATGGCTTATCTCGAAGCTCCGGCATCCTTAAACGGGTTAGGACTATTGCCATTCCGTGGCTATTATCCCGTGAAACCCTTGCCTACAGTTGAGTTGCCTAAGGTGCACTTCAAAATCGGAGAGGGCACGACCCAACACACAGTTGACACATTCAAGTGGTTCCATGTCCCTGAGGCAATAGCTCGTAACATACAGGTTGATCGAATGCGAGCTCGGCTGTCCGCTGATAATGTGCCTGGGTTTAATCGTATATCACGTGAGGCTTATAATGCTGAGGTCGCTAAGGCTGACTTTTCTGTTCTTCGTTATTGCGCCAGTAATGCAGCAGATAGCGTAACAGTCGAACGTTCACTGGCTGAGATCAGCTCGCCAGAACACGTCGACATCTACACACATACTCTCATTCCACATTTCGGGATGGGCAAGGCAGCTGAACGGCTGTGGTCTGAGAGTGTTGAGTTGTCCAGGTATATGGATGTAACACCAATGGACCAGCTCAAGAAACACTTCCCCACTGTACACTCCATGGTGAAACAGCTCGAACAGGGCGGTTTACACCGATCGGCAGCTATGGACTTCGTCTTTGGGAAGGTGTCTGGGTACTACTCGGGACCGGTTCACCCGAGCATTGTGTCTTGTCTGCACGCCGCTCTCGCGCGTATGACGCTGAGTTTGATCTCGCGTCGAAACGCGCGCGAATATATCAG